GCGAGCTATTTATGCGGCGAATGCATAGTCTAACTCCTGGGTCAGGTCCATGTTCGTGGTGGGATCACCAGGAATGATAGTGGACTGGCCTTCATAGACAACCTTCAGAGGCTTATCGTCGCCTGCGATGATTGTCAGGGTCTTGTCATCGAAGATGAAATCGTTGGAGTTGGTCTTGTGGCGCTGAGGTGTCACAACGACGGGGTTTCCATAGTACTTGCCGTAGAATCCATAATTGTACAGGTCGGACTTGGAGTCATTGCCCTGGATAGCAGGAGCCAGATTGCGGACGGCCTTCTTGGTGCCAAGAATGGTAGCGGTCTTGCCGCCAGCGGCAGCCTCAACGTGGGCAATCAGATCCAGCAGAGCATTCTCACTGTAGGCACCGGCAGCGGGGAAGTAGGTGGTGCCGCCGAAGTCAGCTGCGGTAGCAGAGTTCCACAGAGCGAAGATGTCATCCAGCAGCTTCTTACGGAAAGCCTCGGAGACCTTCTGGATGAAGACGTTGAAGTCGACCTGGCCAGACAGCACGCGGTTCATCTCCTCATAGATACGAACAACCTTGAAGGTTGTGGGGATGGAGGTCTTAGACACTCCGCCCAGGCGCTGACGACGAATGGCCTGAGTGCCATCTGCGGCATCTGCCACGACGAACATGTTTCTGTCCTCAACAACGAAGACGTTCTGGTCGCCCAGAGCAACATTGCGGAAGTCAACCATAGAGTTGAAGAACTCGTCGCCTTGCAGGCCATCGACGACGGTCCGAGACAGAATCTCCTCAACCAGAGTGAACAGGCCCACGCACTTGCCGTCGCGGATGTTCTTGTAGTTCAGTGTGGTCTAACCGTTGTTGGCGGCGACCAGAGCCTGACGCAGGGTGTCCATAGACTCATTGACGGAATACTTTTGCGTGCGACCGTGGTAAGCATCAACAGCCATACGCACGACTTCATTCATATCTGCCATTGTTCATTCCTCCTTTCAGCCAGCAACCTTAATGGTGTAGTAGGTGTAGCGGCCAGCCAGCTCGATGTACTCGCAAGTACCCAGACCGGTAGCGCCGGACTTGATCTTGCCCTTCTCGCCAATACCGACCTCGGCACCAACAGTAGGCATATCGCCGTCGATACCAGGCTCAGTGATGGAAAACAGGTCGTTCACGTGCAGGCGATAGCCGCGGCAAATGACGCCCTTCTCGTTGACGAACTCGTCCAGGTTGTGCTTGCGCTCATCGTACATTGTCTCAACGCTGCCGATAACGACGCAATTCTCCAGCTTGCTGGAAGCGGTGGCCA